AAAACCTCTCCAGGGTTCCAGTCTGGTGAGTATGATTTTTACTTTAGAGGTGACGATATTGGTCTTGATACCATTGGTGATTTGGTTACTACAGCAGAACTAAATGGTATTGTAGAGCGCACAGGCGCTTGGTATATCCTACCTGACGGAGGAAAAGTTCAGGGTAAAGAAGCATTTATTAATCGTGTAAGAGAGGATCTTGACTTGCAAGAATCAATCAAGGCTAAACTAAATGCCTAGTTATACTGTCTATCACGGAAAGTTTTTGTGTCATGAATGCAAAGCAGAAGTTACATCTTTAAGACTTTATGCAGAAACAAAAGAAATGACTTGGATGTGTAAAGATAAACACCTAAGTAAAGTTGGTCTTGGAAGAAGAAAGAAGAGAGATTTTGACGGAGAAGAGTGAGTCTAAGAGGATTGGTGCTAAGCAGCACAAGAACTCTGGACGCAATATGCAAAAAGGAGATGCCTCCTGGAAAAATTTTGTTGTAGATTTTAAAGAGGTAGGAAAATCTTTTACATTAAACAAAGAGGTTTGGGCGAAGGCCACAACTGATGCTATGAAAAATGGTAAAGATCCTGCCATAGTTGTCGTAATAGGCGAGGGCAACTCTAAAGTCAGACTTGCTATAATTGAGATGAGTATCTTAGAAGATCTAGTGGAGGAATAATGGAGCAACAAGCAACAACAATAGATATGGTCAATGGTCTTGCAGAGATTGCAGACTATATGCAGGATGAAGAACTTACAGTCGCACTCACTATGATTGCTAAACTAATTATTAAGCCAGATATCCCAATCAATGTGGCTCACGTAGAGATTGTAAGGCTTCAGGCAATTGCTGCAAAGATGGCATTTAAAGCCACATGGATGGCAAATGTAGACAAATCAGATCGTGGAAAGAAGAATATTTACTACACGGCAGCAGAGTCGTTAAACAATTTAGTATCTGCGCTAAAGTATATTACTCGCTAATATGATATACTTATACTAATAGAAACGAGTAAAACATGACAAAAAGTTTATTGCAACAAATTATGGTTAAGCAAGAAAAGGCTCCAGTACATCCAATAGATGTTGCTGGCCTGACTGAAAAAATTCAATCTGGATATACTGTTAATCGTATTGACAAGCAAACACAAAAGAAAACCTTTGCACCTTCTACCATTGCTTATGGCCATGGAGAATGCCCAAGATATTGGTACTTAGCATTTGACGGACAAATGTTTGAGGATGATGCAACTCCATACAGTGCAGCAAATATGACTGCAGGAACTAAGTCTCACGAAAGAATCCAGGAAGCAATGGGTAATGTACCAGATGGTTTCCTTGTAGATTCAGAGTTTAAGATTACCTACACTGATCCACCAATCTTTGGTTATGGAGATGTTATTGTTAATTGGCAGGGAGAAGAACTTCTTGGTGAAATTAAAACAATGATGAATGAAGGCTTTGAGTACCGTAAGGCACATATGAAGCCTAAGACTGGACACTTAGTTCAATTACTAATTTATATGAAGATTCTAAAGAAGCCAAAAGCAATTCTTATTTATGAGAACAAAAATAATCATGAACTGCTTATTCTTCCAGTAGAAGTAAATGATTATTATCGTCGGTGGGTAGACCAGACGTTTGAATGGATGAGATCAGTTCGTAAGGCATGGGTCGATAGAACCCTTCCTGAAAAGAACTATCGCTCAAATTCAAAAATTTGCAAATCATGTCCAGTTAAAAAGGCATGTGCAGAGGCTGGTAAGGGAGACTTTAAACTAAAGTCCATGGAGCCTATAGATGAAACATTGTCAATGGTGTGATCAAAAATTTAAAACAGAAATAGTCTATCAAATATACTGTTCACCAGAATGCAGAGAACTTTCTACAAGAGAAAAAATTGCTGCAAGATATATAATTTCTAGAAGGCAAAAAAGAAAAGGCAAGGAAAGAAATTGCAAATCGTGCAAAGAGGCTTTATCAATATACAATGATGAGAGTCTTTGTGCAAAATGTAATGTCAATCCATCCGATGTAGCAAAAGCGCTCAAAGCAATTAAGGATAATTTAAAATGAAACTAGCAGAGGCAATAGGGACAAAAATTCCAAATACTATTTGTGCTATTGATGCAAGCACTAATAGTCTTGCCTTTGCTATTTTTGATACCCAACAAAAAACTTTGGGAGTGGTAGGAAAAATTACATTTAAGGGAAAAGATACTTACGAAAAGGTTATGGATGCAGGACAAAAAGTTAAACTCTTTCTTGACTATTATGGTGGTTTTGAAGCCATAGTCATTGAGCACACGGTATTTATGAATAGCCCTAAGACTGCTGCTGACCTTGCATTAGTTCAAGGTGCAATACTTGGATCAGCAGGACAGACAGGAACAAAAGTAATAGGTAAGGTAGCCCCAATAACTTGGCAAAATTTTATTGGCAATAAGAAAATATCTAAAGATGAGAAACTATTTATTAAGTCACAAAATCCAGGGAAGTCAGAGTCATGGCTTAAAACACATGAAAGAGAACTAAGAAAGCAAAGAACAATTAAGTTTATTAATATGCAATATGATAGAAATATAGATGACAATGATATAGCAGATGCCTGTGGAATTGGTCATTGGGCAATGAAAAATTGGAATAAGGCAGTAGGAGGAACTGAATAATGCCAGAGTTAAATGCAAACATACCACCAATAGAGTGTTACGTTCGTGGAAACTTTTTAAGAGATCAAGAAGATAGTCATGATCAATATTTCCCATGTGTTATATTTGGAGTTTCAAGTGTTAAAGGAAGAAGCCCTTTGTTTCATTTCTTAATGGAAGACGGTGGATTGTGGTGGAGAATGCCAATAAATGCTTTTTGTACAAAGCCAGGAGTACCAGAAGAGCCAATCTACAATCTTGTTTTATGGAACTCTTTTAGCCCTCACATATCTGTTACTAAATTTCAAAACTTAGTCAATATGAGAATGTCTTATCTTAATAGAGAAAAAGAAAATGTTCCTGGAAAGTATTTATTTACCCTTGACTGGCATAATCCAGATTCAAATATTTTAGACGACGGGTATTCTGAAAATCCAGGGCAACATAAATGTGGTCATGTAATTCAAAGAGATGACGGAAATTTTGCTATCCAGCCTAACAATAGAGTTAAATTGTATGAGCCATCTTTTGTAACAAAGCAAAGCCTATTACTTCATAGGCTTGTCAATACAAATAAATGGGATGTTGAAAGTTATGACAAGTGGGTCTTAGAGGATTCAAATTCCTATAACTATGACATTTTTGAGAAAGGGGTTGACAATTAATATCGTGGGTGCTAAACTATATACAAGCGAAGTCTATATGCGTAAGAGATATCTTGTGGATAAAAAGACTCCAGAAGAAATTGCTAAGGAGTGTGGGGCTAGTGTTGAGACCATCTATGTCTACCTTGCAAAATTTAAATTAAGGAAATCAAGACGATGAAAAAAATTAAGTATATGCTTTTTATATTATCATTAGTGGCAGCAGTTGGTATTTCCTATGCCACTGCAACACTGCGTAATATGCCAGAGTCGTTTGATTGGGAGGAAGATGATGAGTGAAAACCTAAACATAACGGTTGACCAGGTTAACCACCCAACACACTACACAACAGATCCTTCTGGAGTAGAATGTATTCAGATTACACGCCATCGCAACTTTAATATTGGAAATGCTTTTAAGTATCTGTGGAGAGCAGGGATCAAGGATGAATCAAAAACTATTCAGGATCTTGAGAAAGCAATCTTTTATATTAAAGATGAGATCAATAGATTAGAAGGTAAGTATGTCAACTGAAGATGATTTAGTTAAGCACCTTGACCAAGTTAATCAGGTAGTAGAAGAATACCTAAAGGGTAACGATCCAACGGTAATTTCAAAGCAACTTGATATACCAAGACAAAGAGTGGTTACACTTATTAATGAGTGGAAAGTCATGGCATCTGCTAATGATGCTATCCGTGCTCGTGCCAAAGAAGCACTTGCTGCTGCTGATACACACTACAGTAAGTTAGTGTCTCG